TGACGAGGAGCTTGTAGGGAACGCCGGTGAAGTCGGCGTTGCCGCTGGCCGCGTCGCCGACGGTGAGGATGAGCTTCACCTGAGCGCCGACCTCGGCGGCCGCGAGCGCGCGAGCCGCACCCGGAGCGACCGCAGCTCCGACCGTGGTGTTCGCGATCTTCGACCCATCGACGATGCTCGCAGCGAGCTTCGACGCGGTGACGGCCGAAGGAGCGAGGTGCTCCGTGATGATTTCCCCGTAGCGGATGAACTTTCGAGTGATGTAACCATAAGCAGCCATGACCAACCTCCACATTTCCAGTGTCGCGTGATTGCGTACACTTCACGGCGATGGTAGCATATCTCAAAATCGAGGCGATGATGCACGGTCCTGCGACGATTCTCATCATGGCGAAGAAGAAGGCCGGGGGTGGCGGCTACTTCGACCCCATGGCCGACGCCGAGATGGCGATGGGCCCCATGGAGTTCGAGGGTATGGGAGAGGAGCCCGACCTCAGCAAGATGAACTTCCGCGACGCGGCGGCCAAGCTCCGTGAGATCGCCGGCCAGCTGGAGAAGTCGTCCGTGATGCACGGTGAGCAGGCCAAAGCGCTCAAGGCCATCGTCGGCGGAGCCGAGGGCGGCGAGGGAGAGGAGGAAGAGGACGTCGAGGACGAGCCGTCCGAGGCCCCCGCCGAGCCTCCGAAGGCCAAGCGGGCCGCGCCGGCGTTCCTCAAGCCGAAGCCGATGAGGTACTGATGCCAGGGGCGACAGAGTCCGCGAAGCTCGCCGCGCAGGCCGAGGAGAAGCTGCGCTCTCTCATCGACGGCAAGCTCTCTGACGCAGACAAGGCTGCGCTGGACCGTCGGATGGAGACGGCGCTGACGCTGCTTCCGTTGCTCCAGCCCATCGCAGACAAGCACGGCATCCCCGTCTCGCAACTCATAGGGATTCATGTCGTCGAGACGCGGGGCGGTGAGAACCCGATGAGCCGCACCTCCAGCGCGGGGGCCACCGGGCCGTTCCAGCTCACGCCAGCCGCACGGAAGGACTACGCCCCCTCGGCGAAGTACGGCACGATCGTCGAGGCCGACGCCGACTCGGCGGCCCAGTACATCAAGGCCGCGCAGGCTGCCGGGTTCACGATGCCGGAAGCCATCGGCATGACCTACATCGGCGGCATCCGTGGCGTGAAGAACTGGGGCGGCGGCGCCGCGAACAACATCGGGGAGAACTCCCTGGTCTACGGACCGATGTTCAAGTACGCCATCGAGCAGGCCGAGAGCCGGGCGTCGAAGTACCTCAACGACATCGAGCGCCCTGCCAAGAAGGCGGGCAGCGATGCCATGCAGGCGACGTTCGGCGGCTACGAGATGCCGACGATACGCACGGGCCTCGGAGCGTTCCTCAATCCTTCGGAAGAGGAAGCGGCCGCAGCGCGCACGGGCCGCATGACGGCTGCCGAGCAGGCTCGACAGAGCGCCTACGACGCGGCGATGCCTGCCGTCGAAGCCCAGAAGAAAAAGAAGTACGAAGAAGCGGGGTACAAGTGAGCGACTACTACGACATCCTGAGCCGCCTCAAGAAGACCACCATCGACGCTCAGGCGGAGATGAACGGCGTTCCCGACAAGGCGAAGAAGCTGGACCTCTCCAAGCTCGTCCAGAAGCCCGTCGTCAAGGTCCAGGTCAAGGTCGGGCGCAAGTAGCTACAGCACGACGCGAAAGCTCGGGTCGACGCCGATTGCCTCCTGCATCGCGTTGCACAACTCCGCCGTCACGGCGTAGTAGTCCGCGTCGGACATGGAGTGCTCCAGCGCGTCGATGCGACAGGCGCGCGGGCGCTCGTCGTAGATGACGCACTTGTTGTCTGCGGACAGACAGGTACACGCACCGTCCGGACCAAGGGGCCAGCCCTCGATCCGCGGCGGAATGTAGACGCAGCATGCGCCGCACGCCGTGCAGGGAAAGGCCATCTGCGCTCCGTCGAGGGACCGCCAGGAAGAAGGTGCGTTCCCTGGCGGTCGGCTCGCAGCTATCAGCGACACCCACAGCTCGGGCCCATGTGATCCGTATCAAGTCACCGAAGAGGTGTCAACGGCGCGGGTTGTAAAACGCCGACTCGTCGGACTGGGCCATACGGCGCATGGAGTCCATGATCTCCTTGTAGGAGCGGTTCTCCGTCTGCGCCGTTCCGCCTGCACGGTTGGGGCCGAGGTTCATGAGGTTCATCGCCTCGGGCACGGGCTCCGGTGCCGGGGGAGGCGCAGCGCCGTACTTGGCGCGCACCATCGTGACGGCATCCTCGGGGTCGAGGCCGCCCGTGCAAAGGACGCAGAAGGCGTAGAACGCCTCGTCGCTCTCGTAGATGTCCGACGCCTCGGACTTCATCCAGTCCTCGACCTCGGTCACCGCCTGCTCGACCTGACGCTCCTCCGCCTGCCGGGCCTCGTGTTCGAACGACTCCAGCCGCTGGCGCAGCTCGTCGCGCTCGCGCTCGGCGGTCCCGTACTTGCCGGTCCACTCTTCCGAGGCCTTGTGGACGGACTGCTCGTACTCATCCCGAAGCGTCTGGAGAGCCGCGTCGTGCGCCGCCTTGAGGCGGTCGATCTCGGCCTGTTTCTCGGCCATCGGGTCGGCGTCGCCCGTGAGCCAGCGCTGGATACGCTGCTCGTCGGAGCGGAGCTTGGCTTCGCGGCGGTCGATCTCCTTGCGCCGCGAAGCCGTGTCCTGAAACGCCTTGGTGAAGCCGCGTTCGAAGTTCCGGTACTTCGATTCGAACCCGCGAACGAGGGTGTTGCGGAGGTTGTCGTCGCCGACGCGACTGAACCAGTCCGTCTTCGTCAGCGCATCCAGCTCGCCGTTCCAGTCGAAGACCGACGGGGCGGGCTCCGAAGACTCGAAGCTGGCATCAGCCTCTCCATCCTCGGTGCCCGTTTCGGTGACGGTCTCGGTCTCTTCGTTCTCGGGCTCAAACATTGGTCCTCCGGGCTACTTTTTCATCGGTCCAGGCGTCGGCTCCATCGGGGGCGGGGCCTTCATGCCCTCGGCCGACATCGCTCCACGCGCCATCGTGTCTTCGCCGGCGCCGATGTTCTTTTCGAGCTGCATGCGAAGGTTCATGTCCTTCTCCAGCATCATGGCGAGTTCGGCGGGGCTCTTGCCCGCGAGCTTCGGCATCATCTGCGCCGCGTCGTAGAGCGCCTGCGCCTTCTCGGGCGAGATGCCGAGCGTGTCGGCGAGGGCCGCCATCTCGTCGACGGCGTCGGCGGGGGCCGCGCCCATCGCATCGCCCCGCGCCGGGGCCTCGGGAGCCGCGCCTTCCGCGCCGCCCATCGACTTCGGAGGCGGACCGCCGCCCTGGTCGAGGATCGCCTGGATCTCGTCCGCCAGCGGCTTGATGTCGCGACGCGGAACGATACCACCCTCGGGCATCTTGTTCATCTCGGCCATGGAATCTCCTCTAACAAGGTTTAGGTAAACCGGGAAGGTAGAGAAAGAGCGCGACCCGGTTCGCTACTCTTCGTCAGGGGGTGGCGCCTCGTCTTCGAAGCCGGCCCCCGCAGGGGCCAACTCAAACGCGACGGCGGGAATCGCGGCCATCAACAACCACTTGTTCGGAACGCGCCGCCGTTCGCCGGTCAGCCGATCTTCCAGCACCGCGACGTCCTGATTGCCGGACAGGCCGACGACACGAACTTCCCGCCCGCGGCGCAGCGCCCGCAGGCGCGCCGCCTGGATGTCCGGCGTCATGCCGTTGCCGGCTTGGACATGATCTTCGTGGCCTTGCCCGCCTTCTCCGCTTCCGTCTCGACGGCGCGCTGGCGCAGCTCCGACTCCGTCACGCCGGCCCGCTTCTTCGTCTCGTACGAGCGCTGGCGCAGCCCGTCCACGCGCTCCTGCTTCTTGGCCTTCGACTCGCCTTCCAGCTCGATTCGGTGGCCGGGGAAGCGCTGCTGGATGACCGACACGGCACGGTCGTAGGCCTCCTTCGTCTCGGCCTTGCCCAGCACGCCCATGTCGATGGGCGTGAAGCTCCCGTAGCCGTGCCCGCGCACCGCCGGGCCCTGCCCGTGGCTCCAGTCGATCTTGGTCGCACCCCCGCAGTCGGCGCACTTCGGAAGGTCACCCACTACGACGAACTCGTCGCTGAAGATCGTATCACATTCAAGGCAGCGAATGTCGTGAATCGGCATCTTTTTTCCTACGCGACGGGAATGGGGGTGGGGCCCATGGCTTCCATGACATCGGACGGCACGTTCTGGGTCGCCGCGTCAACCGTCTCGGTCGAGGGCACCTCTGTGGGGACCGCGCCGGGCGGCAGCGAAGGACCGCCGGGGGCCGCGCCGGGAGCGCCGCCCATGGCACTCATCATCTGCATCATCATCTCCTGCTGGGCGGCCTGTTCCTGCTGCTCCATCTCTTCCCGAGGGATGAGCAGCTTCGTGGAGAGGCCCACGCCAGTGACCAGCTCCTCCAGCAGGGCGCGCTTGTTGATGTTCGGGTCCTGCGCGAGGATGGGGAACATCTTGAGCAGCGTCTCGGAGAGGACCGAAGGGTTCTGGCGGATGGGGTTGTAGGACACCATCGAGAAGTTCACATCGACATCGCGGATGTCGCTGAGCGACACCTCGCCCCAGCCCTCGTGGCCCGACACCTGGACGAGCTTCGGTTCCTTCATGTACTTCTTCGACAGGTAGAAGCACTTCTCGGCGACATCTTCGAGCGCGCCGTTGATGTGGCCTTCGCGCGTCGCGAGCCGGGTCCGCATCTGTGCGTCGATGATCGCCATCTCCGTGGCCGTGCGGGCGCCGGCGACTTGACCGCGGGCCGCCTCCGCGAGCGCCGAGATGAACGCAGCGTCGCCTTCCTGCCGCGCGATGAAGTTCTCAACGCCCACCGGCACCTGCGGCATCGGCATCTCGTAGAACAGCGTCGAGAGCGTGCGGAGGCCCTCGGCGTTCGTCGGGCTGATGGGCACGAAGCTGCCCGTCGCGGCCTCGACCGCCTTGTTGAGGTCTTCCTCGGTGATCAACTCGCTGTTGAACAGGATGCGCGGAATCATCAGGTAGACGATCTGCTTCATGTGCGTGAGCAGATCGTTGATGGTCTCCTGCTGGTTGAGGACGAGCTGCACCTCGGAGAGGCCCAGGCAGTCCACCGCAGACTGGTTCAGCGAGAACATGGAGTACGGGACGTAGTCCAACTCCTGCTCGAACACGACGGCGTCGGCCTGCCGCACATAGTGCGTGACCTTGTTCGTCTCGCGGTCGTAGTATTCCCAGACCGTGACCCACTCGAACGCATCGCGGAGCTGCCCGCTGTCCGTGTTCTTGTAGGTGTCACTGATCCACTTCGGGTAGCGATCAGGAACCACGTCCTCCATCTTCGGCGAGCGGTACGCGCCGCTCTTCACACGCCGCTGGAACTCCGTGTAGGGGATGACAGCCGCCTCCAGCCAGTAGCGGATGTCGTCAGGGTCGCGGACCGTCTGGTCGAAGAACACTGCACCGGGCTCCAGCACGCGCACCAGCGGCCGATCCTCCCCGGCGTTCCAGCCGGTCTTGAAGATGCCACGCTTGCAGAGCACTGCGTCGATGAGCGCGGTCGCCGCGCGCCGGCGCATCTTGTTCGAGTCGAAGACGTACTCCATCAACCCGTTGACCAGGGGAATCACCTCCTGGCTCTCCCGGTTGCGCGGGTTTGCCGCGACCTTGGGGTTGGGCCCGAGCAGCGCGCTCACCGCCGTGTCCGCGATGGCGTAGATCATGTTCTTCGAGCACAGGAAGCTCGGCACCGTCCCATCACTCAGACCCGCGTCGCTCCGCGATGCGTAGAAGTCTCCCCGGTAGTACCGGCGCGCCTTGTCGAAGTTCTTCTTCTCGACCTTCTCGTAGTAGCGCCGGTGACGGTCGATGAGCTGCGAAAGGTTCATGTCCACTCCCGATTGATGGGCTTGAAGGGGTTCCTTGCCGCAGCCCGCTCATGATGCTTGAATCGATCAAGGTCGGCAATCGTAACGCGCGACCCGTCCGGAGTCCCGAAATCCTGCGCCGGTTGCGCAGGCGCTTCGTCCGCCGTGAACCGGCGGCGCGACAAGACGTCCGCCGCCATGACGGCCGTGCGCGCGAGGTCGAAGTGGTGCGTCGTCCCATCGTTGTTCGCCGCGCGCTTCGTGCGATTTCCGTCGTAGTTCAGCAGCTGGTGCAACAGCGGCTTCGACTTGATGGTCAGCTCGCTGTCGCGAAGCATGCGAACGAGTCGCGCCTCGCCTTCCTGCACCCGCTTCTCCGTGGCGTACCAGCCAGGGTGGTTGCGGTCGGTCCACAGCAGGTTTCGGGCGCCCTTGTCCTTCAGCATGGCGATGCACGCAGCGGCGTTCGACTCGACCGCGAGCAGCGCATGGTTGTAGAACCGCTGGAGGTTCAGCAGCCGCTCTGCGAAGCGACCTGGGTCTTCTCGACCCTCCCACACCGCGACCTCGCGACGCTCGATGGCATCCCACACCGTCACGGCGCTGTTGTCGCCCGTGGAGCCGAATCCCGCAGGGTCCGCGCAGACGAGGTAGGCGCGGCCCTTGACGGGTCGCTCCAGCAGGCTCGCGCCCTTCGGCATCGGCTCCGGGGGCACGACCGAGCTGAGCAGGCAGTCCTTCAGCACATCGACAGGCATGATGGGCGCACCGCCACCCAGCCATCCGTCGTAGGGGTCGCTGGGGTACTTCGAGGTGAACAGGCGCTCGTCGTTCGCCATTTCGGTCTGGAGCGAGATGCGGCGGAACGCGAGGTTGTGGACGTCCATCCCCGGATGCCGCTTCATGTACTCCAGTTCGGTGTCCGTCGGACGGAACCCGACGGGGTCGACGCGGCAGCTCGGGTCAAGCCACCACTCCAGGAACACAGGGTGGAAGCGCCCCTTGCCCTCCAGCGCGTTGTGCCACATCGTCTCGTGGTGGCTACCCGACGCGCCGGGCGTGGACTCCAGGACAACACGCGCGTTCTGCCGCTTGTTGACGGCCGGGAAGATGTTCGCCGCCGCCTTACGCTGCCACTGCGCCTCACCGAACTCGGTGAGCAGCAGACGGTCGATGGAGCGACCGACCGCCGGCGAGCGCCCGCCAGCCGTCAGCACCTTGATGCCGCCACCGTGGACGAAGTGAATCTGCGTCGTGCCGGGCTTGCGGCCCGTCTCGACAGGAACGCGCACATCATCGGGGAGGTTCTTGTATGCGAAGAGGATTCTTTCGAAGATGTCTTCTGCCGTGTCTTGGCGCTCGGCGATGAGGACGCCCTTCACGCCTTCGAGGTACATGCAGTCGCGGAGCAGGAGCATCACGGACGGCGTCGTGATCTTCGCTTGGCGGAACTTGTCGCAGATGACCCAGCGATAGTCGGCGCACGCCTGCAAGAACTTCATCTGGATGTTCGTCGGTTCCAGATAGCCGATGGACTCGTCCTCCCGAACGATCTGGCACATCGACACAAACGCCCACGGCGTCGAGAAGAGCGCCCGCACCTTCCCCATGTGAAGACCCGGAATCTGCGCGATCTTCGCGCCTCCAGGTAGACTCGCCGGTGCGTTCACTATAAACTGCTCCTATAGCTATACTATCACGGTATGGCCCAGAGGTCTACCATGGCCGAGAAGTGGATCAAGGGCGCCATCAAGAATCCAGGTGCTCTTCGCGAGAAGATGGGCGCCAAGGAAGGCGAGACCATCCCGAAGGAGAAGCTCGCGGCCAAGGAGTCTCAGCTCCGAAAGGAAGGCGAAGGCGACAAGAAGCTGTCCTCGGCAAAGCGCACGCTGCTGAAGCAGATCGTGTTGGCGCGAACCCTCGGGAAGATGGGAGAATAGATGATTGGCAACGACGTTCAGAACACCACCCGCCCGGACCTCAAGCCGGCCAAGGCCGCACCCGCGTCGATGAAGCGCGATCTGCTCAAGCAGATCGTCATGAACCGGATGAAGAAGACCTATGGCGGCTGACGGAAAGTACGGCCACATCAGCTTCAAGCCGCCGCAGTCCGTGGCGGCGTCTGCCGTTCGCGGCCTCATGCTGCGCCGGGAGCAGTCGAAGTCCCAGAAGGCGGGCCTCGATGTCGCGCAGGCTGCGGCGCAGGGCATCGGTAGCGGCGTCCAGCGCGCAGCGAACCTCAAGAACCGCTCCGAGATGGACCCGTCTACGGTGAAGCGGATGAAGGCGTACTTCGACCGGCACGCCAGCAACTACCAGCTCGACCCCGGCAAAAGCCCCAAGGAAGACAAGGGGTACGTCGCCGGCCTCCTGTGGGGCGGGGACGCCGGGAAGTCGTGGTCGAACAAGGTCGTCCGCCAGATGGAGGCGGCCGACAAGCGAGGGAAGTGATGGATCGCCGCGCCGCGTTGAAGCAGGTCTACAGCAACCCCACCCTACGAGAGCGCATCAAGAAGCGCATCATGGCGGGCGATAAGGGCGGACGCCCCGGTCAGTGGTCTGCCCGCAAGGCGCAG